TCTAGTGTTCGTTGTTTTCTTTGACATGTACTTTTCCAAATTCGCCATCATTAGGATTTAGCCATCTTAGGATGACTGGTGCAACTGCACCGATTCCGGCTGATAGCAACATCTTTGGATCAGTAACGCCTGCTAGATAACATGCAATTAACCCTGCAAGAAATGATCTTGCCCAGGATGCTGCAATGGCTTTGAAGTTTGTCATAAGATGCTTGCCAATTCTTCTTTGGTCAAACCAGCAATCTCTGCTAACTTTTTGATAGCAGATTCACGCGCATCTTGTTTGGCTTTATACTCGGCTTCGAGTAGGCGTTCTGCTTGTGTGCGTAAATCTCTGTCAGCAATAAACGCTTCTTTATCTGAACCAGTTAATTCAATAACTTGGTCATCTATACCAATAAAGATTTTAGAGGTTGTAGCCATAAGTACTCACCACTCCTGTCGCATTTCCGCCACCTGGCATTAAAAGAGTAAAACCTGTATAAGAAGTAGTGTTATCTAACCCACCACCAGCGTTCAAAATTGTAATGTTATTTGCCTGATTTTTGTATGCAGCAATGCTGTTAAAAATAGTAGGTTGTGTTAAAAATGGATTAACGAGTTCAACAGCACTAAAAGCAAATTCGGCGGTATTTTTTGAATAACCAACATAAGCAGAAGTTTGAGCAGAATTACCACCAGCATCATTTAAAAAGGCTGCAGATATACCATAATAAGCAGAAGAATAATTTGCTGAACTTGTGTCAGTTCCCGATACTCTAAATCGTAAATTCATAAAACCATCACTTGCAGTATCAGTTATTCTAATAATAATTTTGTATGCAGTATATGTTGCACTAAAAACATCTGAAACAGATTGACTGGCTACTCCACTAAAACTAGTTGTATTCAGTAAAACCATTCCAGCCTTTTTTGTACCAAGGGCTGTGTTCATGGATGCATCAATTGCATCACCTAAAGTCTCGATTGCTGTTGCGCCATCTTTGACAAGATCAGTTGAAGTTGGAACTGTCCAGCCATAGTTTGGTGTAGTTGTGGCCATGTGTTAATTAACTCCTAATAAGGCATCTTGCCATTGTAGTGATGGATCTATTGTACTCCAAATTTCGCCAGCATATACATCTTGCCACGCCACTGGAACTGCCGAGAATGTGAAGTCCGAAACATTCAATGTAAGCCTAGCAGTAAATCTGTCTATATCCCATGACCATCCCTCAACATAACCAAAAAATTGATTAGGGTACAAAAGGGCAGGGAAATCTGTAACTGATACAGGCATGCCAAAAAATACACCAACAAGTGAATTAAGCAATGATGATGTCATAGTTGGTGCATCAATCTGTATTTGAATGCCTTGGATTACTGGTTGAGGATAAGCGTTAAGAAGTACTAGACGATCAGCCAAAGTGTCAGCATCACCTGAGTTTTTTAAGAATGTTTCAACTGTGTCAGTAACCCGACCATATTGGCTAATTGAATCTAATTCTTCAACTTGCATAACATCTTGTGCAGCGCCATAAACAACTCTTACGTCATTGATAATGTCATTTCTTGATGTAGTTACACTAATGCCATCAGCAAGAATAAAGTTTTTAGATATGTTCACAAAGCCATTGGCTGAAACATAGTCTGCGCGTGCATCTTGATCCTGGTAACCAATGCCACCAGATGTAGTTTCATAAATATAACCTGAACCTGAATCAGCAACAATTTGAACATAGTTCAAAGCATTCAATGGGTCTGGTGCTGCAACGGAACTGAACAGATCATATGTTCCAGGTGTGTCAATTGCTGATACATCAACGCCTAATAAGTCAGCCCAAGTTTCAGTTGTGTAATCAGTCCAAACTTGTGTTGCAGGTAATTCATTCCATTTAAGTCCAAAAGTGTCAGTGACGACAGATACAATCCTGTCACCATCTTTTTGTTCAGCATAGCCAACAATGTTTGCTTCTTTGGCTGCAAGTTCTGAAAGCGCACCGGATGCACTGATCTGTGTAATAAATGTGTTTGTTGTGCCAGCATCAAGCACTGAAACTGAAACATCTGTGACTAACCCTGTAAAAATTGTGGTATCAACACCTGTGTAATTGTCCAGGGTGACTGTGATGGTATCAAAGATTTCAACATCAGTGTAAGGCAAATCTAAAAATTGAATTGTTGCAAAGCCTGCGTTTGATTGTTGTTGTACATCTTCACGACCCATAGTGATTTGAACACCCTCAAGGGTGTAATTAGTAACTGCTGTGCCGTTAATCTTTACTGTGGCATTAGGTGACCAAGGCATAGATTATCTGCCTGGTATTAGTGGCTTGGCAAATTTGTTGGCTGTACCAGTTTTTGCGGCATCATTTAATGATTTCAAAACTGTGTTGGCTGTTGATTTAGAATTAAGTGCGCCAAAGTTATTTGTTTGATTTACAACTGTTGGATATTGACCACCGGATGTTGGTGCGCCTCTGAATCGTTCACCAGCAGATTCAACTCTTGCTAGTAATCCTTGCAATCCAATAAGATCTATTACTCCACCAGTAATTGATGCAAGTCTTTGCAATGCACCAAATAAATCATTGACACCTTGAACTAACTTAGTTATGTTATCTACAAATTTGCTGAACTCTGGGTTGGCAGTTCCCGAACTTGAACCAATAAGTCCAATTGTTTCTGCTAATGTTCGTAATGCTTCACCTAAATTGCGACCAGATTCTTTTGCATCATTCAAATCATCTTTTAATAAATTGACGTTTCCACCTGCATCAATAGTTGCTTGACGAATTGATTTTTGACCTGTAAGGCCATCAACTAATCCTTGAATGGCTGGTACAACTTCTGTATTAACAAAACCAGCAATTTTTTCCAAAATAGGCAATAAGGCTGCACCAAGAGATTCTTTGGCTTCATTAACAGCAATACCAATTCTTCTAAATTGTCCTTCAACTGTGTTGGCTTCTTGTTCAGCAAATCCTTTAAATGTTTTGCCAAGTTCTTTCGTAATTGCATCCATGTCACCACTTTTAAGAATGGTTGAATCAATACCTAAACCAAGTTTGCCAAGTGATGCAGTATTTCCATCATAGGCCTTACCTAAGGCTGAGGCAACGCTATCCAAATCCTTTCCAGTTGCACTAGAAATATCCATGGCAATGTTTAATGCTTTTTGTGTTTCAGTAGTATCTTTTGTTGATCTAATCAATCTTGCATAAGCAGGTCTAAGTTTATCATCAGATACGCCAAGGGAAAGTGATTGTTTTGTAATATAATCTTCCACAGCAGCAGTTTGATTTTTTGTTGCACCAATAACATTTTCAAGTGTCTTTGCTAAATTCCTTTGTGGTTGTTCATCTTCAATTGCTGCTTTAACTGATGTAACACCAATTGCAAAGGCTGAGGATGCAGCAGCAGTTGCTAATCCAACAAATGCTTTTGCTGCTGTTGATACTGCACTACCTAATTTTGAACTAAAGTTTTGTGTATCGTCTTGGGCTTTATTTAGTCCAGTTTGGAATTGCGCTGTGTCTGCAAGCAGTTGCAGTTTCAGTGTTCTAATATCTGCCATGTCAGTTCCTTTCGCGCCATTCTCGTCTTATTCTATCAACTTGCTCAACCCATCTTTTAGTTATTTCAGGTTGCAATGCTTTGAGTGTTGGGAATATAAAGTAACCTGCGTTACCTCTGCCCTCGCGTGGTGATCTTGGTTGGAATTGTCTGTAACCAACATAATCTGTTGATTTGCCTTTTCTTTTGCGTGGCCTGTCTTGGTATGATCCAAATTCAACACCAAGTGCAATTGCACCAACTGGTGTTCCATTCTTTAATTTGATTGAACTTCCACCAACTGTAAAAAATGGTGTTTTTGATCCTGTTGAAACTTTGATTGATCTGGCAATTGCTTGGCCTTGTGGTGTTGCTTGTAATGCTGATCCAACTGCTGAGGCTGCCTCAACTGCAATTTGATTTGCTGCACGATTCAAATCATCCTGAGCAATCTGATCCATATTCTTAAAAGTCTTGCGAATAGCATTAATGTCAGCATCTTTAA